TGGATCGCGAAATGGCACGTCATCATGGTGACGAATTTGACGAAGAGGTACCGACGCCAGGGTATTTGCACGTAATACCTTGTCGCGGTTACAGTCCCAACGTCCCACAGACGTTTGATGAAATGAATGTAGCGGTCAACCATGAACCCGTTGGCCGCCTCAATCAATTAGGACCTGTAATCGACGGTGCCATTCCTGTCGTAACCAGTGCTCACGATTTTTCATCTTATCTTGCTGCTTTCGATAAGCGAAGCAACAGTCAACCAGATAAGGATGATGATTGTACTGATGACTTTATGAAACTTGCTTGTTCCCTCTGGAATAAGGTCGGTAAGGACATTGCTTTCGACTCATTTGACGTAGACGACGCACTTTTCGAACGATGGTTGGCCAAGATGGATCCTCCTAAGCAAACACGTATGGTGAAAGCCTTCCGTGAGTTGTTTTGCTGTGAGGACGACCCTGGCTACATCGGGGAAAAGTCCTTGTCCGTGAAGGTTGAAGCTTTGCTTAAGCGTTATGACAACAAGTGGGCACCCCGACTTATATATGCCGGGAATGATCACTTTAACGCTTTGACGGGGCCGGTCGCAATGGTACTTTGCGAGCGTCTCGTGCAAATCTTCGAACGCGGTCGTCTGGGCAAGATCAAATTCAAAATGGCGTATAAGGCCAATGATGTTGAACTTGCTTCATTTGTGAGAGACGCGTCCGATTCAGGACTCGACCACATTGCAGAGGGGGACTTTTCAGCAAATGATTTACGGCAACGCAAGGGTGCGAGCGTTGTCTTCGATCATTTTTGTAAAGTTGTTGGAGCACCTACCTGGTTCAGAGACTTGCTAAAGCAAATGAGGGCTTTCTCTGTCAGGAACGTGGAATTTGGACACCGGGCTCAATTGATACACCAATTGCCGACCGGGACAACGATTACAACACCGCGGAACACAGTGTGGAACGCCACAATTGAGGCAGTTTACTGTCAAGTCGTCGGCAATGAAGGGTCTGGTGTCCTTCTTGGTGATGACATCCTAATGTTGCTGAAACGGGCGATTAATGTCACCCATTGGCAAAATTGGGTTAGTGAACACCCCAAAATGAAGCTTACTGGTTGCAGCCCTAAGCTTCAAGGCGAAGCCACCTTCCTTTCGCGGAGGTTGTTGATTGAGAACGAGGACCCTTGTATGATGCCGAAGTTAGGAAAGGCGCTGGCCCGTTTTAACGTGCGGACCAGTCCAAATGAGGCAATATCCGATTCTGCTTATATGGCGGGAAAGGCATTGTCTTATGCTTACGAATTTCGACATTTTCCATTGTTCAGGGACTTGTTTTTGAATCGTTACAGGTTGGAGGACGACAAAGCCAACATAGACATCTCTGAGGTATCATGGTTCACAAGAGCGTCCGGGGTGGATCTCGCTGACTTGGAATCCAGCATCATGGCCGAGAAGGTCTTGGTGTCGGAAGACAATACGCGCGAGTTTCTAATGGATGCTTATGGTGATACCTTCGGTCTCGTCCCGGCCATGGAAATATGCCGGCGCGTGATTTTGGGAAGAGATATTTCTGTTGTTGACGCTCCTCAAGAATTGGCAATTGACTGGTGATGGCACTTCGACTCGGACATAGCGCGATACATCGGTTCTCCCGGGATTTCCGGTTGAGACGGCTTTTGAAGGC